TCCCCGCTCCCGCTCCCGAACCGGAGCCCACGCCGGAGCCTGAGCCCACGCCCACGCCGGGGCCCACGCCCACGCCCACGCCCACGCCGGAGCCCTAATGTCTATCGAGTATCGTGGCCGCACCTTCCCCGGATACAACAAGCCGATCAAGTCGGATAACCCGGACAAGAAGAAAATGGTTCTTGCTAAGGAGGGCGATAAGGTGAAGTTGGTTCACTTTGGCGATGCGAGCATGGGCCATAACTATTCTGCGGCAGCGCGGAAGAGTTACATGGCCCGTTCTGCTGGTATCAAGGGTGCCGATTCTAAGTTGTCTGCGAATTACTGGTCGCGTAAAGTCCTCTGGGCTGGCCCTGGCGGGAGCAAGAAAGCTCCTCCGGCTGGCCAGAAGAGAAAACTATATGAATAGCGACTTGCAGTGCAAGAAGCTCACCGCGACTGGTTATGTTTTGAGGGACCTGGGCGTGTTGTTACTGTTTTTGCTCACACCGCACTGTCTGGATCTCTTCAGTTAAGAAATGGTGGCCCTGGTGGGGAAATTTTAATAGACATATCTCTTCCGAACAACGCTACTACGGTAATTCCGTTGGGTGGAAACGGAGTCAGGTTTAGGACAAGTATCTATTTGTCTGCTACCAACATCGACGCTATCACTGTTTGCTGGGGGTGATTTATGAAAGGCCAGATGAAGATGTCCATGCAACAGCAGGGCAAGGTTGGTAAAGTAATGCACGAGTTCAAGGCTGGTAACCTCAAGTCGTCTTCTGGCGATAAGGTTACCGACTCGAAGCAAGGCATTGCGATTGCACTATCTGAGGCGCGGAGGATGAAGAAATGATTGGACGCTTTAGCATGGGTAAACAGGTTGGAACGCCGTCGATGTCGAAGAAGAAGTTTGGCACTGGTGCGTATGCGCCTGCTGTGGTGTCTCGTAAGTTTTCCAAGATCCAATCGCCAAAGATTCAATCGCCTAAGGTAAGATCGGCCAAGGTACAGCCTCCTAAGATCAAGAAAGGTTTCTGATGGCATACACCAAGCCCCAGCTTCGAGAGCGTATCAAGTCTCAGGTTATGGCCTCTAGCAAAGGGGGCAAGCCTGGGCAGTGGTCTGCGCGTAAGGCTCAGTTGGTGGCGCAGAAGTATGAGTCTGCTGGCGGTGGATACTCTGGCGACAAGTCTGGCGCTCAGAAGAGCCTATCGAAGTGGACCAAGGAAGATTGGACCACGAAGAGCGGCGAGCCGTCTACGCAAGGGCCTAAGGCTACGGGTGAGCGGTATTTACCTAAGAAGGCGATTCAGTCTATGCCTGCTGGCGTATACGCTGCTTCAACCAAGGCCAAGCGAGAGGCAACGAAAGAAGGCAAGCAGTTCTCTAGTCAGCCGGAATCGGCGAAGAAGATTGCGAAGAGGTTCAGGTAATGGCTACTTCCGGCACTGCAAATTGGAACATCAATATCCTCGATATTATCGAAGAGGCTTATGAGCGGATTGGTGTTGAGGTAAAGGGCGGCTACGAGATTCGCACTGCTCGGCGCAGTCTCAATCTGTTGTCGATGGACTGGGCCAACCGTGGGTTAAATCTCTGGTGCGTTGACCAGGAGACGCTTTCGATTACCGCAGGCACTGCTACCTATCCCCTCGCCGACGATACGATTGATGTGCTGGAAGGTGTGATTCGTACCTATGCTGGGCAGACCAACCAGCAGACGGATATTGCGATTGCTCGCATATCTTTCGTTACCTACAATACGTTGCCGAATAAGTTGCTTCGTGGTACGCCGATTCAGTACTACGTTGCCAGGGACCAAGAGCATCCTGAGATTACGTTCTGGCAGGTGCCAGACGATACGATCTCTCGTCAGTTTGTTTACTATCGTTTGCGCCGTCAGCAGGATGTTGGAGCAAACGCAAACAACAACATGGACGTACCGTTTCGGTTTGTCCCTGCACTCATATCTGGCTTAGCGTATCAGTTAGCCAGCAAGCGGCCTGAAGCGTTTGCGCGGATCCCAGAGTTAAAAGCTATGTACGAAGAGGACTTCCAGCGAGCGGCTGATGAAGATCGTCAGCGATCTGCTGTGATGTTGGTCCCTGGAGGGTATGGCTGGTAATGTTCGCTTCGGGTAAACACGCAATCGCGATGTGCGACATCTGCGCTAGGCAGGTGAAGTACACTTCTCTCAAGAAGTACATATACAACGAACGGTGGAATGGTTTGCTTGTATGCGAAGAGTGTTTCGACATCGACAATCCACAGCTACAGATCGGGAAGTATGTGCGGGGTGAGTCGATTGCTTTGTACAACCCGAGAACAGCGGCACAGCAAAACCCTCCGACTCGTGAATACTTTGGTTGGAATCCTGTTTTGCCAAACAAGATATACATAACCCTTGGTAGGGTTAAGGTTTCAATTAGTTAAAAGGAATTGTATGCAGAAGTTCAATAAGAAGGTAATCAAGAAAGCGGACGGAGGAGGGTTTAATCCTGCTGAAGAAGGTCCGGCTTTGTATGACTTTTTTGAGGATATTCGTAGTGGCGTGGCGAGCGATCTAAACAAGCCTTTGGCTCAAAGAACTGCTGAGCTGAAGAAATACACTGAGCGGACAGGTGGGCCTCTGGATGAGCTGCGTAGGTCCGCTTCGGCTGGGACTGCTGGCAGAGATGCTGCGATGGAGGCTGGCCTTAGGGCAAGATTGTCGAGTGCTACTCCTAAGGTCCCTACGTTCATGCAGATGTCGAATCGCCCTGGTGCGACTCGGCCCACGGCTCGTGCGGGATCAAAGCGCTTTGCTGAGCCTGCGATGCCTCCTGTAATGAAGGCTGGTCCAGAGCGTAAGAAGTACAGCCCCATGATCGACATGCCGCCTGCTTTGATGGGTGATCTTGAAGCGCCGCCTGAATTGATGGCTGCTTCTCCTAAGGGTATTCCTGCTGCTCGGGCTCCCGATCTTTCCAAGCTGGCTGGCGAGATTCCAAAGACTAAGAGTGGCCTGAAGAAGTTCATGCAGGATTACGGCAAGTTTATTGCTCTTGGCGCTATGGCTGGAGGCATCGGCGGGAAAGGTGGGAAGATTGCTGCACCTATTATTGCGGCGCTCCCTGGATTGATCGAGATGATGAAGAAGGGCAAGGCTGGCTCTAAGGCTGCGCCTGCTGCTTCTGGAGTTCAGACTGGCATGGCTCATGGTGGTGCCATGAAGAAAAGCGTAGGCGGCGCTATCCGCAAATTCAAAGGAGGTTCGATGAACATGATGAAAGACAATCTCACCCCGAAGTACAAGAAGGGTGGCGACATGCCCAAGGGCAAGGCTGCTGGTGAAATGCCTCAGCACAAGAAGATGGCGATGGGTAAGCCGACGCCGCAGAGCACTGGCCAGAAGTTCGCCAAGGGCGGCGCTGCCAAGTATGCTAGCGGCGGCATGTGCAAGGGCTACGGCATCTCCAAGAAGATTCGTCCTACCGGACCCATGAACTAATTCGCTACACTTGAGAGCAAGCCAGTATGACATACGCTGAACTCAAACAGCAGATACAAGATTACGTCCAGTCCAACGAAACAACCTTTCTCGCTAACCTGGACGGGATCATTCAACTTGCTGAACAGCGTATCAATAGGGACGTAAAGTCGCCAGACTCCAGAGCTACCGCAACTGGAAGCGTAACGACTCAAACGATAACCACGCCCAGTGATTTCGTTATGCCCTTGAGCCTGTTTGTAAACATATCGGGCACCCAGACTGGCTTGCTTCTTAAAGAACCTTCCTATCTAACCGAAGCATTTGGTGTTACCGCTGGGTCTGCTGGATCTAGCGGACAGCCTGCGTATTACGCGATTCAATCTTCTGGCGATCTGTCTACTACTATACTTATCGCGCCGTCTGCGAATCAGTCATATTCTTACACTTTGTACTATTACAAGACGCCGGATACGATTGTTGGCGCTAGCAACAACACCACTTGGGTAAGTAACTACTTCCCGCAGACATTGCTATATGGCTGTCTGGTTGAGGCGTATTCCTTTTTGAAGGGCGAGCCGCAGATGCAACAGCAGTATGAGAAGCTCTATCAGCTTGGTTTGATTGAACTCAAGAACGTGGCCGAAGACGAGCAGCGCATGGACAACTACCGCAATCCTGACAGTAAGAGGAATATCGGATAATGGCTTTCACTGGCAGTTATGTAACCAACTCATTCGAGAACGAACTCTTTCTTGCGGTTCATGACTTTACTACCGACGTAATTAAGATCGCACTGTATACGAACAGCGCCACTCTCGACAACTCCACTACGGCGTATAGTGCCACGAATGAGGTTTCTGGCGCTGGTTATACGGCTGGAGGGGAAACCCTTACGGCTACCGTTACACAGATTGGCAACTATGCAGTGTTGGACTTTGCCGATATTAGTTGGACTTCTGCTACGTTTACCTGTCGTGGCGCGTTGATATACAACTCCTCGAAATCGAACAAGTCCATATTCGTGCTGGACTTTGGGACTGACAAGACTGTTTCTTCTGGTACTCTTGCCGTTCAGTTCCCCACTGCCGATGTGAATAATGCTATCGGTGTCATTAGCTCGGTGACCAACTAATGCCTTCTACATACACTTCAAATAACAAGATCCAGAAGATTGCAACTGGAGAACAGTCGGGTACTTGGGGAAACACAACCAATACGAACTTCGACTTGTTCGACACTGCGATAGATGGGTTTGTCGCCGTTGCGCTTACTGGCACCACGCACACGCTGAACATCCCTGACGGCTCAGCATCAGATGCCAGGAACAAGGTAATCTCTTTCACTGGAACACTTGCTGCCGCTAATACTGTTACCGTTACGCCTAACACGGTGGAAAAGCTGTACTTCATTCAGAACAACACCACTGGTGGGCAGAACGTAATCATCGCCCAGGGGAGCGGCTCTACGGTAACGATAAAGCCTGGGTACTCTTCTATCGTTTACCTCAATGGTGCTGGTGCTAGTGCGGCTGCTAAAGAGGTGCTCACTAGCTTAAAGCTCACCGCTTTGCTTGAGGCTGCTGGGGTTGTGTTTGTTGGTTCGTCTTCTGGCACTACTACTTTACAGCCGTCTGCTACTGCATCTGGCACCCTCACACTCCCGGCTGCGACCGACACGCTGGTAGGCAGGGCGACTACGGACACGCTGACCAACAAGACGCTGACCTCTCCGACTATCGCCACGCCGACAATTACCACCAGCGCGGTGTGCCCGATTCTCAACGGCGGCACCACGGCATCAGGCACGCTTACGCTACGCTCGACGAGCGGCGCAGGGTTTACCGATGCGATTATCTTTCAGACCGGGACGCAGCAGGAGCGGGCGCGGATCACTTCGGGTGGGGATACGGGCATCCGGCAGGCAGCACCGCTTACCCCACTGCATGTCGGCGCTGTTTTTAGCACTGGCTCTATTGATGGCAATGTCACATTGAGCGCTGCCACTCTGATGAACTTTGGCGTTCCGACCGACGGCGCGTCGATCACATGGAACGCCAACACCAACGGGGGAAACTCCAACACCGCTATGGCTCGCGTGCGGCCACGGCAGCGCTCTACTGGCGATTATGGCCTAGACGTTTTCGTTGGCACCTGGAACAACAACGACAGCCCAACTCTTGTGGGCACATTTGAATCGACGGGCACGTTGAAGCTGGGCGGCACCGCTGATCGGGCGACGACGGCTGGAACCAACCAACTCGTGCTGTTCGACGGCACCGCGCCAGTCGGCACGCTGGCAAATGGCTGCTCGTTCTATTCGACATCCGGCGAGATGCGCGTGATGGACGCTGCTGGTAACGCGACGCTGCTGTCGCCGCACGACCGCACGACGAACGAATGGATCTACGACTCGGCGCACACGCCCAGCGGCAAGCGGCTGCGGATCGACGTTGAAAAGCTGCTGCGGTTTGTCAACGATCACTTTGGACTGGACTGCGTCCAGGACTTAATCGAGGAATAGCAGGAGACCAATATGTTTCTAGACGAAGTTAAAGCAAGTTTCATTGCCCAAGGCCATGCGATGGCGAATCACTTCAACACGGAGAACGAGAAGCAGTTTCTCGAAGCCGCGAAGAACTGGGCACTCAACGGCGGCGGCGAGAACCAGCCGAGGCCAGCCGAAGCCGTCGAGGC